GGTCAGAAACAATGCGAAATCTTTCGCTTCGACCGTCTCGCTTTCTTCAGATGCAAAACACAAAGTCATCATCATTGATGAGGCTGACAACACATCCAACGATGTACAACTCCTCCTACGGGCGTTTATTGAGGAGTTTGCTGGTAACTGCCGATTCATCTTCACCTGCAACTACAAAAACAAAATCCTCGAACCACTTCATTCCCGTTGCACAGTGGTTGAATTCGGAATTAGGGGAAAAGATCGACAAACCATTGCCGCCCAGTTCTTTAAACGAATTCAACAAATCTTGGATTCAGAAGGTGTTGAATATGATAACAAGGTCCTGGTAGAACTAATTAATAAACACTTCCCAGATTGGCGTCGTGTTTTGAATGAGTGTCAGCGTTACTCTGTAAGTGGTAAGATTGATTCTGGCATCCTTGCAACTTTCTCTGATGTAGCTGTTAATGAACTTATCAAGAATCTTAAGTCTAAAAACTTTGCCGAAGTACGTAAGTGGATCGTTTCTAATTTGGACAATGATACTAGCGTACTTCTCCGGCGTGTGTATGATTCTCTTTACGACTCGCTGGTTCCTGGTAGTATTCCTGCTGCTGTGCTTGTTCTCGCTAAGTATCAGTATCAAGGAGCGTTTGTCGCAGACCAGGAGATAAATATGCTTGCTTGTATGACCGAACTAATGGTAGAGTGTGAATTCAAATGACTAATCAGTTTGAAATTGACATTTATCAAAAAATTCTTAGAGGAGAACAAGTAGTTTCTTTTGAAAAATTTTTGGTTGGAATTGCACCCAGGCATGATTACACTCAAAGGTCATATTCAAAAATTAAGTATTGGTTGAAAAGAGATTTTGAGAATGGTAATCCTCCCACTAAAGCAAGAAAATCAATTAAAAAGTGGTTGATGTGGTTGTGGGAAAATGGTAAAGTTAAAATTCCATCTTCTTCATGTAGACCCCATATGAGAAGAGTTGGAAATTATATTTACTATTATAATGGAAAAATTAAAAATGTTAAAACTCAGGAAACTACTTCTAATTTTTATTTGAATGAAGAGGGATATGCAGTTTATAATGGTAAACTAGTGCATCGTTTAATGGCAGATGCATGGTTAAAAAATCCTGATCCTGAAATGTTTACCGAAGTAAACCACAAAAATAAAAATAGGTCTGATAACTCTATTGAAAATCTTGAATGGGTTAACCATCAAAATAATATTTTGCATAGAGATGGAAAGGAGTATGAATCAGCACCAAGATACTATACTGAAGGAGTGTGAATTCAAATGAAAAAGAAAAAACTTAAAGCTCAAGTGAAGTCAAGATTCTATTATGTCTTCTGGGGTATTGCCACAATTGCCGTTGTTGCCGGACAACTTTATGTTGGTTCTGGTTATCGCATTCTTCATGAAGATATGAGAGAACTGCTGGACAAAGTTGATGGAGTTCTTCTACATAAAGATGATACTCCTTATGGAGATTTGCTGTGAGTCTTCTCAAAATTGATTATAAAACTCTAGTTGAACCAAGAGTAAAAACCACACCACAGAATGTTCAAGAGGCAAATGAAGCACTGTTCCGTGCTAAAATGACTCTACCTGCTGCTGCAAAGCATTGTGGAATGACCCATAAGGAAATGAAGTTGACCTTCTGGGAATTTTTGAAGTATAACAAACCTGATTATGAAATCCCTGAAATCTCTGAAAACACCTCTCCGGTATCCGGGAGGGAAGTCGAAAGCAATTAAGACTCTTTCTCAGTGGTATCCAAAAGTAATCACTGAGTATCGTGAACCATTCATTGGTGGTGGTTCTATTGCCATTGATGTGACTAAGGCAAATCCAGACATTCCTGTTTGGATTAATGATCTGTATGTGCCCCTCTATAACTTCTGGGTACAACTACGTGATCGTGGACAAGAACTGTCTGAGAGTGTCCGAGAGCAGAAAGAGAAGATGCTTGAGAGTGGCACTCAAGATGAGAAAGATAAGTTTGCTAGGGATCTGTTTGATCGTTATGCCAATGAAATTGACACATATAACAATTTCCAGAAGGCAGTCGCATTCTTCATCATGAACAAGTGTAGTTACTCTGGTTTGACAGAGAACAGCACTTTCTCACGCACTGCTGCTAATGCTAATTTTTCTTTGGTTGGTGCAGATAAACTTGCTCAGTTTTCTGAGGTAATCAAAAACTGGAAGATTACTAACATTGATTATTCTGAAGTAATGAATGCCGATGGTCCCGAGAATACTTTTGTATTCCTTGATCCTCCTTATGACATCAAAGACTTCTTATATGGAAAGAATCGTGAGATGCATAAATCATTTGATCATGAGGTATTTGCCGAAAATGTATATAAGTGTCCTCATAATTTTATGATCACTTATAACGATAATGAAAGGTTGAGAGAACTATACAAAGATTATTATCTCAATGAATGGAAACTTCGTTATTCAATGGTTCATCGTGGTGACAAGAATACTCAGGATAATGTGAAGACTGAACTTCTGGTGACAAACTACGATATTACTGGTAGTGATAATAGTGTAATTCTTAATCTTCTTCTTGATCTATGACCGAACTGAAAGACTGGCTCAATTCCATCAATCAAACTAAGAAGCATTTGATTGATGAAGATCCCTCATTGGAAAAAGAATATCCTCCTTACATTGTTAATCGTTGTTTCTCCGGACACATCGATACTTTGATGTTTGCCAATGAGATGAATAAGTATAACTTTCTTCCAAAGAAACTCCAATATGATTTCTTTATAAATATTGTGAGGAAAAAGAAGAGGTTCTCTCCCTGGCTCCGACAAGATAAGATCAAAGACCTTGATTTAGTCAAACGTTATTATGGTTATAGTAATGAGAAGGCAAAACAAGCACTACGGATCTTGACAAAAGAACAACTTACATTTATTAAATCAAAATTTGATACTGGAGGATCGAAATGAGTGTCGTTAGAGAAAGTGAAGTGAGATGGTCACCAGAACAAATGGTAGAAGTGCTTCTGAGTGAACCAGATGACTTCTTAAAAGTACGTGAAACTTTGACTCGTATCGGAGTCGCATCTAGGAAAGAGAAGAAAATCTATCAGTCCTGTCATATTCTTCACAAGCAAGGTAGATACTTCCTTGTACATTTCAAGGAACTGTTTGCACTTGATGGCAAACATGCAAACTTGACACAGAACGATGTCCAACGTCGGAACCGTATTGCTCAACTGCTTGCTGATTGGGGTCTTATTGGCATTGTTGATGTAGAGAAGATTCAAGATATCGCACCACTTAATCAGATTAAAGTCTTGGCATATAAGGATAAGCAAGATTGGATCCTTGAGACCAAGTATAATATCGGTTCTAAAAAGAAGAGAACCGAAGAAACTGAATGAAGTTTCAAAAGTGTGGTCAATTATATAAATTCAACTCTGACAATATAATTACCAATAAAATAGAAACGATCGAGATCGTAGAAGAAACAAAAAGTATAGTTGACTTCATTGTTTCTTCTACGATTGACGTTTTCGATTGCGAACCAAATTCTGTCTATCTTAGAGGATCTTGTATTGACAGAAAACTAGAAAATGATACAACTATCGATATTGATGTTGTTCTTGTTTTTGATGACAATACTTTTTACAGTAAAGTTTACAATCTAGGACAAGAAATTTCTTTTTGTACATTTCCATATGTGGAAAACAAAATGTTTATTGCTGATAATCAGAAAGAAATTGAAAAAAATATTCTAGAAAAATTCAAAAAAAATGTAGAACTTGATATTGAATTATCATGCGAAGAATTTTTTCAGCAAAATCACCAAAAAAGATTTTTATCTAAACAAGTTTATGGTAAAGGAAAAAATTTATCTCTATCAAAATTAAATAAAGAAACTCTGCATCAATATTTAAAGAGTGATATATTACCAAATAGAAAAAAATACTGTTTGAAAAAACTTTATGAATTAAAAAATCAATTTTATTTGAATGTAGATTTTTTTGATGGTACAGAAATTAGAGTTCTTAAAAGTTTAATTAAATTATTTTACAGACAATATTCTTTAGATCTGCATTTAAATGAAAATTGTTTTAGTAAAGATGTTTACTACTGTCATAACATTTTAATTAAGACTTATCCACAATTGTCGAGTTACATTGAGAAAGTTCTTGATTTATTCTTAAATGTTGATAATTATTCCCATAATGATATAAGATTGATATTGACTGAGTTGGAATATGTTATCAATGAGATTGAGTATCTTTCTGATAATTATAACGAAGTAGAATTTTTCGTATAAACCGAACTGACATTTTTTTCTTTTTTGTGCTATAATATATAAATAGTGAGACTAACAAATTATCAGCAAGGTAAAACTTGAATTAACTGATCTGGAGTTAGTCTTGTATGAGGATGTAAAAGTCTTCATCTGAATAAGTTACTTTCAATCTAAGAATATGAACCTTCCATATGAGCTTTTAGCTGCATCTTTTAAAGCAGCTGTCGAAAACAATAAGTTTGCGAATGATCCTAGGATCAAAATTGTTAGAGGACAAACAGGATTAGGAAAAAGTTATTTCCAAGATAAAGAGATGCCAGTCATCTTGAAGAACGTTTTTCCAGACCTCAAATACATCATCAGAGTCTCTCCTACGACTGAGGTAGCAGATGACGGAACTTTTGTTGATGTTGATTTATTGAGTAATGATCAAACACTTTATCAATATTATAATAATTTAGATTCAACAACTATTAGAAATATTGAGGGTCTCTCAAAAAGAACTGATGTTGTTGCCTGTGTTTCTGTAACTCACTCTTATTTTTCACTGTATTTTGATAGAATTCTTGAATTAGCACCAAATGCAGTGGTTGTTATTGAAGAAGCACACCAATATGTTGGATGTGGTGATAAGGGTGGTGAAGCATACATCACTACTTATGGATATCATAGTCAATATAAGGCAAGTACAATCGATAATTTCTTTAAGTGGGCTGAGGTAAATCCCAGAATTATTGGATTTACCGCAACTGTTACAAAACACCATGAAGGTGATAAGAGTCTTACCGATAGATTCTGGATTTGCAACGAAATGCCAGATAAAAGGTCATTAATTGCTAGTCAAGCATGGTTAGGAAATGTTATTGAGTACCCATTCGTAAAACATTCTGGAAGAAATTCAATCTCAAAGTATATTGGTGATAGTGTTGAAAAAATTAGGAATACCGAGAGCAAGTTAGCACAACTACAAGAGTTTGATCCAA